AAGGAAAGGTATAGGTGTTGAAGTTGAGAGATGTTGAAGAATAGAAATTAGGGGGTAGAGAGAGTAAAGGGGGTATATATATTTTATCAGACAAATTTATTCATCCTCAAGGTCCTATATAAATATATATAATATATAGATCCCCCCTTTAAGGAGACGTTTAAATTTAAATGTCCCCTAAAAGATTAAATCTGAGGAGAAGTTTATGAATAGAAAGAAAGAGCTATTAAGACTTCTCGAAGAAAAGAATAAAAGAAATAAATTAAAAGATTATGAAAATAACTTCACTTCCTTTGCGAATGATAATATCAAAATCATTACTAAAGATGCAAGGAGGGGCTTCATAGATTTTTCCTTCAACAGCTGTCAGAAAAAAATTACAGAACTTTTAGATAAACAACTGGCTGACACTGGAAAGGTTAGAGCTATTATATTGAAAGCTAGGCAGCAGGGTATATCAACTTACTGCGCTGGTAGGGTATTCTGGAAAACATACTTCACTCCACATTCCCGTTCAGTTGTTATGGCGCATGACAGTGCAACCTCTGACGCTTTATTTAATTTAAGTAAAACAATTATTAAGAATATGACAACTGTCTATAAGCCGAATGAAGTTAAATCAAATGCAAAAGAAATCGTTATCTCATCACCTCACTTCATAAAAGAAGGAAAGGAAAAACCGATAGCATCCTACCGTTTATACACAGCAGGTTCACCTGAAGCCGGTCGTGGTACAACACCGACGATCGCGCATTTATCAGAGGTTGCCTTCTGGCAGCATGATGAAAAGATATTAGCTGGTTTGTTCCAGGGTATCTCAGAGGCTCCGGGTACAGAAGTAATTCTTGAATCAACAGCCAATGGTGCGACAGGGGAATTCTACCGATTGTGGAGAGGAGCATTAGAAGGAGAGAACGAATACTTACCGATATTCCTTCCTTGGTTTTCTACAGATGAATATCATAGAGAACCTCCAGAAGGATTTGAACGATCTTCGGAAGAGGATCTACTGGTAGAGCAGCACGGTTTAAACAACGGTCAGCTTTACTGGCGTCGGCTAAAGATCGCTGAAGGTGGGGAACTAAAGTTCCGCCAGGAATACCCGGCGACGGCCGATGAGGCTTTTATTGTGGCAGGTAAATCTGTCTTTGCAATGGATAAAGTAAATCAACTCACCCCTGTAGAACCTGAGAAGAAGATGTTATTTGATTTTCATTCAACAGCATGGGAAGTTTCTAGAGATGGTAATTTAGATATATGGAAGTATCCTGACTGGGATAGTAATTATATTGTTGCTGCCGATGTTGCATTAGGAGTTGGTCAAGATTATTCTTGTGCTATTGTCTTAGACACAAATAGGAAAGTAATTGCTTTGTATCGGGATAACTATATCGATCCTAGTAAGTTTGGTGATTTGTTGTTTTATCTCGGGCGTTACTACAACAACGCATTACTCACTGTAGAAAGTAATTCGATGGGTGTTGCAACCTTATCTCGTCTTACACAGATGAATTATATTAATCTATACAAACAAACAAAGATCTCTGCAATATCGAAAGAAGAAGGCCAGGTGCCAGGATTTAGAACAACACAAGTTACTAAACCACACATCATCGGTAATCTTAAGAACGCCGTAGAGAATGATGATATATGGATAGCCTCTAAGGTTATCATACAGGAACTGAAAGATTATGTCAGTACCGAATCAGGGAGAACTGAAGCTGCTCCTGGTTGTAATGATGATACGATTATGGCAACAGCAATCGCTTTAGAAACATTAAGAACACATTACGACAAGTTAACTATGGATAAAGTACCATGGTCGCAGAAAGCAGGTAGCTTACCTGTCGAAGACAACACACCATGGCTTTAAGAGTTCCCATTGTCCTCGCTGCTCCGGCGGAAGCAGGGGATAAATCCGCCACTTAAAAGGAGATTGATATGGCTGCATCAGATTACTGGAATGCTTTTGTGCAAGCTGCCAAAAGAAGTTCAGAAGAAAATGCAGCAAAGCAGAATGCAGGACGTGCTATGTTAGGTGTTCCTCCAATTAATTATGATTATAATATAATTGATTTTGCTAGAGATGCTTCTCCTGTAGGCGCAGCTATGAATATGGGTAGTGCATTAAGAGAAGGTGATTACAAGACAGCAGGATTAAATGCAGCATTATTAGGAGCTGAGGCATTCCCACCTTTAAAGTGGGGAGCTAAGGGTATTAATAGATTAGCAGGATCTTCTGCACTTAAAGGAGCATTGCATCCTGCTATGTGGAAGCAAGGTCAGTATACAAAAGATCAAGTAGGAGATATGTGGAAAACTTTTCAAGGTAAACCTGTAGGTCCTTTAGCTGTTGGTGCAGATGTTAATCCTTCTAATTATTATGTTCATTATTCTAAATATCCTGGTATGATGAGTAAAAGAAATTATATTTATGGAAATAGAAATACTTCTCAGCATTTAGATCCAGCAATGCATCAAAAGCTTTTACCAAAGGAAAAAATTCAAAGATGGCAAATGCTAGAGTATTTAGATAAGCTTAAAACAATAAATCCTAATGATCCTTTAGTAAAAATGCAAGTTCCTGATGCATACAGAGAGCTAGCAAAAAGAGGTAATTTGAATCCAGCATTTGATAGTGCTTTTGTAACAGGAATAGATCATGCTAAAAATCTTGCTAAGTATAATGTTATTAGTCCAGATAAAAAATATATAAATGTATTTAAGACTACAGAAACTTATCCAAGTCAAACAATGGCTGGAGAAAATTTAGGCAGTCCAGTAACAGAATCTTTATATCCTAAGATAGATATGTATGATACAGAGATAGACGTAGCACCTATAATAAAAAAATATAAACAATTAAAACATAATCAATTAGGTGGTAAAGAAGTAGACGTAAGAGATTCAGACTTTTTAGATTTCTTAGATAAAGAAATTAGGAGAAATTAATATGAAAGAACGATTAAAAAATTTTAGTAAAAGATTCGGAGAAGGAACAGCTTGGGATCTAGACTATGGTAAACTATTGATAATTGGTTTGTTAGTATATCATATCTTTATACAGTGAAGAAAGTAAGACGGGCTGCTATTCGTTATCAGAATGCAGCAGGAGCAAAGGGAGGTTATACCCCTTCTATGGCTGAAGCAATCGCCGCAATCTTAAATAAAAAAGGATCTGATGATGACACCGACACAAGAAGTTCGCGAAGCAATGGAGAAGATAGATAGTTACTGTAATGAAAATAATTTAAAGAGTCATGAGTTTGAACGTAAAGTTTTATGGAACTCATTAAATGTTTATTCCGATTTAAAAGATCGTAACACTGATCAGTTTATCGAAGAGCATTTAAGTAGTATGAAGCACGGATTATGGACTTAGAAGATCGTGTTAGCTTTATAAAAATGAGGATAGAAAAATTTAAAAGGACCTACAAACTTAAAACAGATCCTTTAGTAACAATAAAATTATTTGAGAAAAAAGATGATCATGAGAGCGATTCAGAAAAACTTAGAGAAAAACTCAAAGTTCAACGAGTATGATGAGGATGGAGACGGTGTTGTGTCCGATAAGGAACTAGAACATCTTAGAGAAATAAAAGAAACAGAATCTTTATTACGTAAAGAACTGGCTCAGCTTAGAATGGCTCGATACACATTAATCGCAATGGGTGTCTTTACGGCAACTATGTTCTTACCATGGATTCCATTAGAGAGAGTTGAAGCAATGAGTGATGTAAGTTCTTTGTTTTATATTTCAGGTGCGGGCATTGTGGGTGCGTACATGGGTGTATCTGCATGGATGAGTAAGAGAGGTTGATATATTTAATTTAATCCCAGGAGCGGAAAATGTTTGAAAGATTTATGCAGAAGGATGGTAAAGATCCTAAGTATTTAAGCGGTAAAAAGAAAGAAGCAAAGAAGAAAGAAAGAGTACTATCTAAAGCTGGTTCTTATACATCGAAAGATTTAGAGAATGCTAAGAAGGTACAAACGTATCAGGGAGGATTACAATGAGTAAGCCTGATGGATACAAAGAACAGGTAACCGATGAACAGTTAATTCAGATGATTGAGACTGGTGTTATGAATTCCACCGGTGAATGGTTGAATAGTTCTGATCTTGCAAGAGAAAGATTAAAAGCAACTTATGAATATGCTTGTTTACCTGAGAATCACTTATACCCTCAAGGTGTTAGTACTATCGTAGACACATCAACCACTGAAGTCGTAGAAGCATATACTGCAATTATCTCTGATTTGTTCTTAAGTAACCATAAATTAGCACGATTCATCCCATTTGATGAGACGCCTGGTTCATTTAAGGCTTCAAAAGATGCAGCGAATATAGTTAATTATTGTTTGTTTAAAAAGAATAATGGCTGGGAAATCTTACAACAATGGATTAAATCTTCTTTATTATGGAAGAATTCTGTATGTCGTTGGACATATGTTGAAGACTATGATCATATCTTTGAAGAGTTTGAAAAGATCTCTCAACCAAAGCTAGATGAATTATTATCTGATGATAATGTGGAGATCGTTGGTGATCTTCAATTTGAAAATACAATCAATGAGATAGATCCTTTAAATGGGCAGGAACCAAATACTGAACTCACTTATATTAATGTAAGAATAAAAAAGACAATTGATAAGTCAAGAGTTAAGATTGATATTATTCCTCCAGAGAATTTTAGAATTTCTAGAGATGCAACTTCGATTGAAGATGCTTTCTTTGTTGGTGTTCAAACTGAAATGTCGCGGTCTGAATTAAGAAAGCTCTATCCTGATATGGCTTCTGAAATAAAAGAATGGGATGACTTGGCAAATGAAGAATGGGTAGGTGCTTCCGGTTATTCTGAAGATGCTGCTGCAAGAAAAGAGATTACAGGTCAAGCATATTGGAATGGATCTCAACAGGAAAATGTAATTCCTTTAGAAGCAAACAGGAATGTAGTACTGACTGAATCATGGATTAATGTGGACAGGGATGGTGATGGTATTGCAGAACTAAAACATATTGTTACTGTTGGTACTCATATCCTTCAAGAAATAGATATTGAAGATATACCGTTGGCTTCTATTGTTCCGATTGATATTCCATTTGAATTCTATGGTTTGTCAATGGCAGACTTTTCACGTAGTTCTACATTAGCAAGTACTGCAATCTTACGTGGGTTTGTAGAGAATACATACTTAACAAACTATTCACCTAAGCTGGCAGATCCTAATGTTGTAGATTTTAGTGCGTTGCAGAACATGAAGCCAAAACAAATCATACCGACAAACGGTAGTCCGGTTAACGCAGTTTCACCATTGACACCTGAGACAATATCAACAGGAACC